GTCCGATGCACATCGCACTGTAAAGCACATTGTGCGGTGACGGTGGAAACTCACGACCTAACCACTCAATGTCGTCAGTATCCATGATCCGTTTTTCCATGCTGAGCTGAACGTGCGGGGGTATTCCGTAGAGCCTGGCGAACAGGTCCCGTGTGGCAACATCCGGTTGGAATGCTGGCACATTGAACTCGCTCGGTGGCAATGTATGGTACCCATCGTACTCATACCTAGGCAACACCCCTCTGGTCAGTTCCAGGGCACGCCGGGCTATCACAGCTACGATGGGACACTGCGGTGTCTCGTAGCATGTCGAAAGTGCTTTAGCCCTTAACAGCGATAACATGACGCGTTTGCCGCCATAAATCGCTGATAGCGTCCAGCCGAATGATTGCAGGAAATGCACCGGATCCCGAATGTTGCCCCCATCAGCAGAGACAACACCACAGAACCCGGCTTCCCCCGGATCGGCCACTTCCGCCAGCTTGATCTTTAAACCCAAACGCGCGAACCAGTCGGCTTTGGGGGGCGGCCCATTGAGAGAGAAGATCCCGTCATCCCCCTCAACGTACCCACAAACCTCAAGGCCATGACACTTAGCAGCAAATAGCATAGCCATGAGATTCGTGAACCCGTTTCCCAACGAGGTACACATGTCGCCAGACATGCGTCTCCCTTTCAAGCTAAGGAAGACTCCAGCCCTCGTGGAAATTTTGTTTACACCTGTCAACGCAGAACATATGAACTCAGCCAGCTCAGGGTCACATTGTAACATGTAACGGTAGAGTTCACATTCGCAAACTTCCATCAACTCCGCACTAATAGACGCCTCAAAAGACGTGTAATCAGTCCAGATATAATGGCAGCCTGCTTTCCGCAGCGACCTGACGAGTGCTGGTCTCTCAGGTGTCGGTGTATGTTTGACGAACCAAGGTAGTGCGAATACCTCGTGTTCGATGGCCTTGAATGCTGGGCCGCTCAGGACTTTGAAGAGGTCAACCCTCGAACAAATCCAGCGCGCCGCCTTTATCTCCGGATAGCACTCAGACTTGACGAATGCTTTGACCTTGGAGCTCGCCCGCAATATCGACGCGCCCAGTTGCCTCCCAACGTTCCCCTCAAAAACGTCGCGAAGCTCCTGTTTGCGTTGCATGGTATAGGGGCACTCCGAGATCCACTCGTCGAAGGTCGGGACCCTGTTCAAGGGTCGGAGATTTGTGCGGAGCCACTTTCGTACAAAAGCGCCCAGTCCTTGCAGCAATTGCGCATCCGGGGACGGACACACGCTGCACAGTCGTTTTGCTAACCCCTCGACCTGGGTAGGGGGATC